ACAGTAAATAACTTACTTCGTCTGGATAGAAACGTGGTGTCCCTATGTTCATATTTGCCATCTTATGATACCTTTATTGCTTTGATTGAACAGCCGTTTACTGTTTTTGTAATGTCTGACACTATAAAATAACCGGTCATTGCAGCACCATATATCTTTAATGTTGATGACCAATTACTAAAATCTATTATATCCCCAATTTCAAGATGGTTATATTTTGGACGAAGGCAAGAAAATTGAATTGTATTTTTCCTATCTTTCATTAATGCTAATAACGCTTCAGCTAATTTAGTTGCGGTTGTTGAATCAAGAATTTCATTTGCTTCAATCTCAAGTTTCATTGTTTGATTAAATCCATTAACAGTTGTCCCTTGTGATGTTGAATCAGTTGCAGTTGCTTCAGATTTATTTTGATTTGCTCCGTAATCGTGACTATATTTAACTAAAATAGAGTTTTTTACATTACCAAGTGATGTTTTATTTATATTTGTCAAATTTATGTCATTAAAATCAATAGTCTGATCTGATGAAGAATAATCGTTTGTTGCTCTCAATGTTTTAATTTTAAATTTTCCATCACCGCTAATAAAAACATAAGAAAAACAAAGTCGCCCAAGACGTTCAAAAATATCTTTTGAATTAATAAATTTATATTGTGCAAATGCAAACTTTACATCACCAACTGCATCTTCAAATATGTCACCCAAATATCCATTAGTTGTGTTTCCCGCCGTATCAAAAGTCGCATAATCAATATTTGTAGAACCAAGACTTAATTCATCACGAATAATATCTTCAATTATAAAAACAGGATTTTCAATTAAATCGTTTTCGTTGTACCCTTGATTCCTAGAATCTGCATCAATATAAGAACCATACTTGCGACCTTTTCCAGAATAATAAACATAATCTATTTTAGAAGGTGTAAAGCCGGTAACTGTTCTTGAGTAAACATTATAATCGTAACCAATTTGTAAAGTTTGTTCTGGTGACATTGATCCCTCTTGGACTGTCATTTTTATTGGACCACCTTCATATAATTCTTGTATGTCGTGTGGATCAATATCTTCAAGTGTAAAATCAACAACAATTCCAGATTCTACTACTTGTGCAGATTCATTTGCAGTTCCAGACCTTAAACTATATTGCAATGATCCTTCAAAGTCCCAAGTTGTTGTTTTACCAGAATACAAAGAACCAATGTTTGTTTTGACTTCTGAATTACTTGACATTGAATCAATATCAACATTTGTTGAATTAGTAGTAAATCGAAAAACATCGTTATCTTCACCGCCAATATCTGTAACTGTTCCAAAACGAACTAAAGTATTTACTGCACTATAATTTCCCAATTTATTTATTTGTGGTAAAGCAAAGGTCATTGTTGCAACTGAATTATTAGTCGTTGCACCATTTGCTGTCCAAGTTGCTAAAGTAGAAAATGATCCATCGCTTGTATTTTCTTCGTCTGCAACTGCTGCACTTCCCGTTGTACTCTCGGAAGCAATATTTGACAAGCTTAAAGGCACAAATACCGAAGCCGCACTTCCTCTGTATTCAATTTCTGGATTACCGCCAACGTCTATTGTTCCGGTTAATGTAGGATAATAACCATTTTTATATATATAAATATTTTCATTATCTAAAGTATGAATGGCTTGACTGTCTGCTAATGCTTCAGAACCTTCTTCTTGTACGTCCCATTTATCTGTAATTATAGCCGGAAATGCTCCTTTATAAAAGTTGTAAAAGCGATCAAAGTGTGAAGTTGGAATTGTACCAATATCACCTTTTTCGTGAGAATCTCCATATGCCATTGGAATTGGTTTACCAATATTGTTAGCGGGTGCGTTTGTATAAGTTGATGCAACGACTGTATTGGTTGGAACTCTTTTATGGTATTTAGAAGTGTTGTCAAATAAAGTTAATGTGACATTATTAGAGTCATAATTTATATCACCAGAGATAACACCAGAAGCAATCATTCTTGCAGCCGTATCTAAAGTTGATGTATTATTAGCATTAAGAAATAATTCCCACTTACGATTAACAAAGTTATTACTAGCAAGTAGATCGGAAAACCTACCACCTTTAATTGAGTTTTCGCTATTTATAAGCGTAACACCCATATTGCCAATTGTTGTAGTAAAATTAAAAAAATCTAACGACTGTCGATACACCCCCCAATTTGCCACAATACCATAATATATATCCGTGCCGTCTTGTCTATGTCTATCGCTTACACCAATAAAAGCAGATTCATCATTATAATATAATTTTAGTACCCAAAACGAAGTTGTATTTGCATTGGCTAATGCACTCGTTAAAGCTGTATCGAATGATAACAATTAATTTATCCTCGCCTGTCCCGTGCTAATCGCTTTATTTATAGCCGGTATAATACTGTTTGCTGCAAAGTTATGATCAATAACACCCATACCGCCAAAACTTTGATTTATTGTAATCTTTGCGTTTGAAGCACTCGATGCACTTGGAGCGGTTTGCGTTGGTGAAGCACCAAAAAGAAAGTTTACAGCAGAACCAAGTAAACCGCCGCCGGTAAAAACGCTACCCGCAGACATTATTGCACTATATATCTTAGCTTGTGCAACCATAAGACCTAATTGAATTACTGCACGTTTTAATGAGTCACTTATATTGTCACCCATTAACGCTGAAGTCATTAACGAAGAAGCCGTTGTTGCTGCAAATTCAGCAGCTTTTTGACTTGAAGTATTTATTTCTTTATAAGTTACCTCTTGTAATTCTAATTGCACGAAACTTTGTTTGCGTATTTGTAAAGTTTCTGCTTCTAAGTCTTTAGTTATAACACCAAGTTGTATTGCTTGTTCCGTAGTAAGAAGTTCTTCACCAACACCAATTTCTTTTGCTTCCTTTGCAATTTCATTTCTACGTCCTAATGCTTTATTTATAAGGTCCATACCTTTATTAAAAATATTAAGTGAAGGTGTTGCTTCAACTATTGATTTATTTAAAAGAGCAAAAAATTCTTGAACTCCTTCTTTTTGTACAGCTTCAGCAAGTAGTGTTAAATTATCAGCAGTTTTTTTAACATTTGGTGCTAATAGTTTACCAAAAGCTTCACCCGCATCGCTTGTTGCGTTTTGAAGATTTGCAAGGCTTCTTGTTAAGGTATCGGATTGCTTTAAAGCTTGTCCACCAAATAAATCAGCCATTAACTTGACAGCTTCACCGGCTTTCATTTCTTCGGTAGTTAAAGTACGAAGTTGTGGAATTAATTCACCCAATTCACCGGCAAGACCAGAAAAAGTCTTAGCTGTATTTCTTACCGCAGATTCAAGTTCAATTCCTGTTGCTGCTGACAAATCAATAGCAACTGTAATAATTTCTTTTATTTGTTCTTCTGTAAATTTTAAACTTGCAAGAAAAGCTTGTTGAACAATTATAACTTCATCGCCAATACCCGCAACTTTTTGTAATGCAGAGGCTTGATCAAGCAAAGCTTTTGAAGTTTTACCTAAAGCTGTTTCAAGCTTCTTTTCAGCAATCTCTTGTTCTGCTGTTAATCTTACAAGAGTTTTTAAGCCTGTAATTAATCCGGCAGCACCAACAAAAGCAGCAGCAGATTTTGCAGCGGCTTTACCTAAAGATGTTATTCCTGTCTCAACACCTTTAATATCTTTCTTTGCTCGTCTTGCTCCATCGGCACGAACTTTAATATTTAATTTCTTATCAGCCATTATCTTTCTTTGCCTTTTCTTGCATACAAGCGTTAATTTCTTTATCTATGATTGAGAAACAATCAAGTCGGTGAGCAGAGATGTTATCAAGTTCGCCAAGAGAAATGTTGAACCTAGTGGTATAATTATATTCATTAATCATATCTAGCATCCACTTTTCAACTAACAAACTACAATCTGCAAAGAAGGGAACAGAATAAAAGAGTGTTTGACCATCGGTATATTCTTTACTCGTTTTACATACTTCATCTATTATGTCCCAAATATCTTCAATCGTTTGCACTCTCACAGGCTCGTGTTTGTAAGTAACCGGGAGCTTCGCCACAGTATAGGGGAGGCTTCTATATATATCACGTGGTTCTGGTGTCCCAAAGTGCCAACACCAAACCGCTAGGCTTAACCCCCGGAATCTTTTTTTGCCGGTTCAATACCTAAGTATTCTAAAAATATTGCTTGTAAGACTTCATCGACTTTTGCCATTCCCATATCTTTAAAGTCATTTTCACCAACTCCCGCAATATCACCAACCTTTTCCAAAACTTCGTAATATGATTCTACGTCCATCTTGCCATCCCACCAGACTTTTGCATTTAACTTATGCAACTCACGTCTTTGTGCATACGTGCAATCATTTACGTCCCACTCTTTTTTGTTTATCTTAATAATCATTTTGCCTCCCGATTTATTATGAAATTGCTAATGTCCAGACATTTGCCGTTGGCGTAGCTGCAAAAGCTCGAAACGGAATAGTCTGAAACATATGTGATCCACCGGCATCAACAGTTGAAGCATCAACCATAGCATCCGGAATATCTAAAGTAAAACCGCTTGATTCATCAATTGAAATATTTACTCCTGTATCTGATCCACGAATTACACTTAACGCATCATAAATTGAATCGTCACGTTTCGCAGAAAGTGTCCCTGTAACTTCCCACGGAGAAGTTTGCGTGTATCCAAACGGCAAATAACTTGAATAGTCTTGTGAAGATATTCTTTCAAGTGAACGTGAGCAAGTCATCTGCCAAGAGTCTAAAACAAGAGCTTCAGAATTAAAGGTAGTTGTACTTTTTGAAAAGATTGACTTTGGTGCTGCTGTATCAGTTGAATCAGCACTTATTGAATTTGCTTCTTCATAGGGTGCGTATGCTGTCCAAAAAGTAGCATCGCAAATTAATTGTCCCGCATCTGAACCAACTGCTTCTCTTAAAGTAAACGATTGAACAATACAACCTTTTACAGTTAGGTCATTATTAGTTGCATCAGAACCGGCGTTTTGAAACACTACTGTTGAGTGATTTGCAGATGCAACCCCGTGTTTCATTATTGAACTATTGCTTGTTCCATTTCCTATACCAACAGTTGCAGCAAAATCCGCAGAACTTGCACCATCACCAAACGCCCATTGACATACAGCAAGAATCGCACTTGGTGTTCCTTTAAATGATACGTCAAAAGTGAAAGTGTTTAAATCTCTACGATGTTTTCCTTGATTCTCTAGTTGTACGTGTGTTCCGCTTCGCTGTGGACCTACTTCTAAAGCCGCAGAATCGTGAGGCATAGAAAAGGATATAACAGGCAATGCTACCCAAGTATCACTTGCATCGTGTGCTGTTCCTAAAGCTGTTGTGCTACCATCTTGTGCAAACAATAGTGAAACATTGGATAAGGCTTGAAAATTAGTTTCAGCCATTACTTATCTCCTTTTTTCTTTTGCTCCACCTTAATCAAGTGTTTTTCTAACTCTTTAGGCAGATCAGTTATATTAATTTCTTCATTATTTAATAATTTATTATGTTTTACAGGCGAATTATAATGATTATAGTTTTCGCTGTCTTTTAATTTTTTATAAGATTGTTTTGCTTTGTATATCATACAAAAACCTCTAGTGTGTTTGCTTCAAAAGTAATTGCTGAAGTTAATATTGAAGAATCGTCCTCATCCCTTCCATATTCAACAGACGTGCATTGCCCATTAAACCACGCATCGTATTTTGTCGCATTGTTTTGTAAAATTCTTTTTAAATGCTCTGAAACATTTGACACTTTTTTAAAATTACTTTCTCCATATTTACCGCCAGATTTTAATTGATATGTGATTTCAACAGTATGTTCACGTTCTTGTCCGGCATTTCCGGCTAATAAGCTAACAAGACTATCTTCAGTTGGAACAATTACAAATGATTGATTCCCCTTATGCTCGTCAAAGTAAACCGGTATTTTAAATTCATCTGCAATAATGCTATGTAAAGGATCGATAATTCTTTCCCATACAATATTTTCATAACCATCACCCGTTACACCATAAGAAAATACGTTTTGTTCTGACTGCCAAACATTGTGATTATCATTCCAATCAACTGACTTTAAGTAGATTGCCATTAAATTCTTTCCGCTGTTGCGTGTTTAACTGCTAAAGTTCGTGAATCTAACTCACCAGATACTTCTAGTTCCCATTCATCGTTTATTGTATAAACACCCGGTGAAAATCTTACTTGCATCCCGTGTCCTACATCTTGAAAGTTGCCATCAATTACTTCTGCATCACTTGACTTGTCTATTTTTAAGCTTGTGTCATCTGAAATAAAGGTATCATATTTAACACCAGAAGCAGAGCCACTTGTAAATGTACCGGCTGTACTAATAATTATTTTTATGACATCCCATACGGCTGTTGGTCTGCCACGTACATCAATGATTGATCCCGTTGTACTTCCATTGATTGACACTTCTCTAACTATACCAGAGTTTTTAGCCAAACCTTCATCTTGTGATAAAGCAATTTCACCTTTGCGAATCATATCAAGATAGCCTGTACCTTCTGGGTTCATAGCCATCGCCATTATCTCATCGCCTTTATCTTTATCGAATGGGCGAACTAAATCTGCACAAGCAATAATTGCTGTACTTCTTACTACAATCTCTGGATAATCATTACCCGTAGCAGAAGCCATTCCTACACCTTTTCTTGGGTATATAGGAACAGGCAATACATTACGCACAAAGTCACTTGCTTTACGAACTGCTTCTACTTTTGTATCATACCAATCACGTCCCGCTTCTATAACCGCACTATTTAAAATTGACGTTGATGAATTTTCAAAAAAGAAGCTTAATAGTCCTGTGCTTGTATTGTAATTAAATTCTTTGTTTGCATTTGGTGTATCTGTAACCGAAGTCATTTCTTCACCATCGTTAAACAATTGAGTTACGTATCCGGCAGAATAAAGATAGTATAAATCAGTTGTTCCAGAAAGAATCCAATCACCGGGCAGCACCCTTCTTAGATTGTAGTTGTTTATATTCGGTTCTATGTATTGTAAATCTGTATTTGTGTCACAATAAGTGGCTTCGTATGTACTCACGCTTGATGTGTCCTATTCTTTATATCATTAAAATTAATTGGTGTTGGTTCTTCCATTTCATTTATCGCATTAATCAAAACAACCAGATCGTTAAAGTAAACTTCTGGATTTTCATAAAGCGTATTAAGATCAATGCCTTTAGCTTTGTCTTTTATTATGTGTATGGAATCGCCTAACGTCATACCTTAATCGCTCTCCTAAACCATCCAAACCAAAACTTTTCTTGTGTTGGTTTTTTTATTACAATCTTAGCAAACTTTAATACTCTGTATGCTCTAAGTCTGTCTGGTTCTAAATTCTTTGCAGCACTTATCGTTGCAGTTCCAACCATTCCATCTTCTTTAATTTTGTATGTGTTTTTTCCATTACAAGCTTGTTGTAATACCTTTGCCGCCCCTCTCCTTCCAAAGTTTACAACCATATCAAAATAAATTTCTCGCAGTTGTGTTGGCAATTGATCAGCCTTTGAAGGTGTCCAATAATCTTGGTAATAAAGTTGCTTGGCTTGTTCTCTAGTTAGATTCTTAATATCTAAGTCTGGGTATGCCCTTTTTGAGATACCCAGATTAGTTTCTCCACCCGCATCATTCTTATCATTGACATACCCACCTTCAGATTCAAGTACATTGTCAATTATTTCATCAAATGTCATCAGCTTTATTTCCAAGCAATCTTCATTAAAGCACCTAATACGTCCAAAACTTCCTTCATTATCTTCTTTCGTTCATCGTTATCAAGTTTGCCATCTTCATAAGCTTCTTGCAAAACTTTAAAGACTTCTTTTATTTCATCGACCAATTTCTTGTATTTTAACCCAATGAATGTTGCTCCACCGGCAACCATAATTCCGGCTAAGTAAAAGAAATTTGTCCAATTAAACCAATCGCTCATATTATCTCCTAAATAGGTATGCAATAAAACCACCAAATACGACACTTAATACCGATCCTATTCCTTGTATTGCTGCCATTCCACCTTCTAGCCTTCTTACTCGTCCATTCTGCATTTGTATTTCAAGCTTCGTATCTCTGGCTTCTTTATGTATCGACTGCATTGTTGATTCAATACGTGCCAATCTATCTACAATATCCAATCGGTATTCATCGACTTGTGGTTTGTTCACTTTTTAGATTCTTTCTGATCTTCTTTTTTTGCAGCTTTTTCCGCAGCTTCGTAACCTTGTATAAGAAAATTAATTTCTGCAATTCTCATATTAAGATTCTCACGTTCTGCTTTTAGTTGTTCCAATCGTTTTTCTGGCATTATGCCTCCCTTTTGTTTTTATTTTACAAAGTACATTTCAACTGAATTTGAAACGTCTTTCATTTTAATCCAATTATCAGCCACAGGCTGTCCTTTAGTTATTGGAATTTGACCAAGCAATCCAACAATATGCCATTCGTCACGCTTTTCTCTTTCGACATAAGTTTTTGATTCATCATAATCTGGATTAAGTTTTTTACGCATAAGTTTACTTCCATCTTTTTCTTTTGAAGTCACCCTTGCATCACTTGGAACTGTAACATCTGAAGGAATTTTATCGGTTTGATATTGAATGTCTTTATGTACATAAACAGCATCTTCTGCTTCAATTGCAGCTTCTTTAACATCACCAACTTTTTTACCTTCTGGAATTTCATCGCCTTCTGCATAAAGAACAGCATTTTTGGCTTCGACTGCTTCCGTTTTTACTTCGTCTGTATCTTCCATCCATTCGGTTACTGAATATTCTTCCATTATAGGTGAACCATAGTCATCTGTTAAATACTTACTTCCCCAATTTGCCCAAGCTGAATTACCAACAAGAGATGTATTTAAAGGTCTAATTACACCAAGCGGATTATCACCATCTTCACAAGCAACTATTTTATCACCATCAAGTTTGACAGTTGAACCTATTGCGATTACTTTACCATCTTTAGATTCAAAATACTCTGCATAGTCAGCTGCTTCAAAAGTTCCACTTCTATTTTGTGTAACACCATCACCTTTTAATTTATGCTGAACGTCGTCATCGCCATCTGTATAACCCATAAGAAAATTAAAGGCATTACTTTGACTTCTTGCTGTTGCATTTAGGAAAACCATAGAATCTGTATATGCAGATTCTCTGGCATCCATTCTCAGACCTTGCATATTTGAATCTTGTAGTATAAATAAACAGATTGTGTCATCAGAGCCATCATTATCATTTTGAATTTGAAGAAGTTTTCTTGAACTGCCTTCGGCAGAATTAGAATAAATATACGCTGCTGAACCCGTAGATAAAGAATCACATTCAATAACTACTCCATTACTTGTCGTAGCCTCTGAATCTACTTTAATGGCATAATTGTTTCCATTTTGATCAATAACCATTCCTTTAGCTGCTGCATCTTGTTGAATATGAAGTCCTGTTGCTCCTGTTGCGGCAGTATTGTCATTTGTAATATTTACTAAACTTCTTGTATCTGTAGTTGATGAATTACTTAAGAATGAAGCTATCGTTCCTGTTGTTAAAGCATCTACGTCATCAATTAATAAACAAGTTCCTGTTGTTGTTAGCGGACCATCTATTCTCATAACGTGATTGGTAGTTGCTGCTGAATCAATCGTAAGAGCTTTTTGGTTAGCATCTTGAACTATTTTAAGAGCAGTTGCACCTGTTGCAGAAGCGTGGTCGTTTTGAATCTTAACTACATCCCGTGTACCTGTATCAGATGAATTAGAATAAAAATTTGCAACTCTGCCTGTGGTTAAAGCATCTGCTTCAATCTGTAATGCAGCAGTTGTTGTATTTTCTGCATCAATTTGAATAGCTTGTGCATTACCATTTTGGTCAATAAACATTCCGTATTGTGCTGCATCTTGTTGAATTTTTAAAGCGGTAGCTCCTGTTGCTGAAGCGTGGTCATTAACAATTCTAACAACATCCCTTGTATCTGTTGTAGATGAATTAGAAGTAAACCTTGCTACACTTCCTGTTGTTAAACCATTTGCACTTTCTATTGCCAAACAATTTGCTGTTGTTGTCGTCGGTGCATCAATTTGTATAACATTTGTTGTAGTTGATTCAGAGTCAATATAAATAGCTTGTACGTTGTCATCTTGGTCAATTTTTAATGTTGCATCATTTAGAATCAAGTCATCTGCGGATGTATCCCAAGTCATATTTGAACTTGCTGTGTCTCCGTAAAAGATAACATCGTAACCTTGATCGTCTGCACCAACTGTTACTGTGCTATCAATTTGCACCGCTCCGTCTATATCTACTGCATCAAGATTGCTCGTACCATTTACATCAATACTACCTTCTAAATCAATATCGCCTGTTACAACTAAATTATCATTTACAGTTGTTTCAGAAGTTGTGTGTCCAATTGAAATTGGTACTCCAGATGTCGCCGTTCCAATTGTGATTCCGTTAGAAGTGTTTGAATTATCAATATTCAATGAAGTCGTTGCATCTAATGATATTGTTGTTCCATCGACTGCTAGTGTTCCATCAATGTCTGTATTGTCAAGATTGCTCGCACCATTTACATCAATATCGCCTTCAATATCTACGTTATCAGCAACAACTAAATTTCCGTCAGCTACGTCTAAAGCTGTTTGTCCATTTGTTCCTGTTATTGTAAGCTTTTCTTCTGAAGCATCCCAACTAAAATTGTCTCCCGCTGTTCCGCTGTAAAATATTACATCTGTTCCGCTTCCATCTGCACCAACTGTTACTGTTCCGCTTAGTTGTGCATTTCCAGATAAATCTAACGCACCATTCATATCAATAGTCGTTGCTGTTAATTCTATTTCTGTATCAGAAACTAGATCAAGTACACCATCCGCAGATTGATGTATGTATGTTCCTGTGTCACCAAACTCTAATCGGTTGGTGCTTGTCATCATTAAAGCATCTGATGCAATAGTGAATCCAAATGTTGTTTCGTTGTCGCCATCTTTTACGCTGACGTGCGTTGTTGTATTACCGCCACCATCTCTATCTACGTGC